TACTGATCGCGTAACGACTTGAGTTCCTCGATCTGCTTTTTGTTTAACTCATCCTTGGCGATTTCCGCCGCTTTAACCTTTTCCGCTGCCGCCTCTTCTGCGGCTCTTGCTTTGGCTTGCTCTGCTAACTTACCCGCTTCCGCGTCGGCTTTCTTCTTATTCTCAAGCCTCATCCATTCGGCGTGCATCGCGTCTGCAATCGCATCCTCTTCGGCTCGACCCATCTCCCTCATTTTGTCCATGTATTCGCCAGCATGCCCAGAGACGGCAGATATTAAAAAACCCCATCCATCAGCGAACTTGCCGAGATTGAACAAAAAAGCTTTCACTGCTTCGCTGTTAGCAGCATCTCTAAAGGTATCAAGGAGCGCTACCACGGCCGGGGTTAATTGCGTACCGATCTCGATTGCCAACGCTTTAACATCACCGCCAGCCTTGGCGAACTGGCCGGATAGCGTAGCGGCTAACTTCTCGTTCATTCCGGCGAAGCGTCCGCCCTCTTCGGTTGCACTCTTAAACGCGTCGGCAACCATCTGGGCACTAATGCCGCCTTGCTCCATTTGCTTGCGTAAATCAGTCATTGCAATGCCGGTAGTACGGCTGATTTCCTGCAATGGATTAAAGCCGGCGTTCACCATCTGCAAGACTTCCTGCCCCATCAACTTGCCGTTGGCTTGCACTTGACCGAATGCCATTGCGAGCGATTGAAACTGCTCTGGATTACCAAGCGATATTGCCGATAGCCTTGCTAGAGTCGGCTTGATTTGATCCGCTGTTACGCCGAACTGAAGTAGCGTCTTACCGGCCTTTGCGAAGTCGGAGAAGTTGATGGGTGAATCCACGTCCAACTTTTTGAAGTCCGCCATAATACCGGAAGCGGTCTTCGCTGATCCAGTCATTACCTCGAAGGCTACCTTCGTTTGTTCCATCTCGGCGGATAGGTTGATTGCTGAACGAACGCCACCTACCGCAGCACCTAGACCAACATAGCCCAACGCTAGGCCCTTAACCGCGTTGATTGCGGATTGCTGCGCTGCAATCGCTTCGGTCTGCTTTTGTGCTTCCTTCGTGGTCAATCCAAGTTGCGACTGGAGCGACAATTGAGCCTGACGAAAAGCATCGGCGGAAATAGTGCCAGCCTGCAACTTATTACGCAACTGCTCCATCGACTGCGTATATTGAGCCATTGCACCCGTAGGCACCGTTATGCTGAGCTTCTTGGCTAATGTCTCTTGCGTCCGTGCGAATGCGTCAGCCGTTAAGCCACCGGCCTTAAACGCCCTCGATAGCTTTTCGAGTTCCGTTTCGTACTTGTCGAACGGGTCGATAGACTCTCTCGCAATGCGTGCAATGCTGTTGAGTTCATTCCGCGTAAACTGCCCATTCTTTCGCAGTTCCTCAACATCTAAGCCAACCTTGATATTTGCGACGTTGATTGTCTGTGCCATTATTTAGCTCCTAATCCAAACATCGCTTTGACCTGTCCTGCAATTTGCGTCGATGCTTTAGCGGCTTGCTTTAGCATCGTTTTTGCGCTCCGTTTTGGCCGTCTGTAGCGACTCGGCATAAAGTCGGCTACCTCCGGCATCTCCTGACCAGCCCTAGCGTATAGGGGCAAGTTGATAGCGTGAACGATAGACGCTGTTTGCTCCCACTCTTCGCCTATCGGCTCGATTGAGTCAAATGCAATCCACTGATTTAACGCTCCCGACGGTAGGCTCTTCATCCATTCCATCGGGTCAACAATCCCCCAACGCAACGCAAGCCGAAAAGCGATTGTCAGCCTTCGGTTGCGTCTTATTTTTTTGCTAGTGCTTCGATCTCACCTGCGTCGTAATCAGACAGTTTCAAGGCTTGCTCGTAAAGCTTGCCGACCGTCAGTCTCGGTAGTTGCTTGAGCGTGTCCGAGTCTTTTACGATCCGTTCGCCGTCGCTACCCACCAAGCAATACGAGACAAGCAATCTGCGATGCTTCGCAAAATCGAAACTCTCGCCTTTTTGCATCGAGACTTCCATATCCGCTGCGTCAGACTCGCACAACTCCCGAAGTGTAAACACTTCCGATCCGATGCGAACCTCGATTGTACGAAGTGGACGCGATGCCGCTGCAAGAAATCTATCTAGTTCACTCATCGTCGCCATCCTCCTCGATGATCCGCTTTGCCTCTTCGACAAACTGCCGAGAGAACTGCTCAGGCGGTAACACCTTGACAGGATGCCCTAACGCTTGCTCCGCTTGTAGTTCAAGCGATGCGATAGCGTCCGCATTTAGCTCGTCGTGTGGGAAGTGAAACAACGCTTGAAGCTGCGATTCCTTGCCGTGTGGCAAGTACCCAATCAGCACCCCATCGAAAAGCACCTGAAACTGTGCCAACGGGATCAATACCCCGTCGGCCCTTAAACCCATTTGTTGCTTGAGAGCAAACATAAAAGCCCCTTACTAAGCCGCTGTGAAAGTCAAAGTCGTTGCACCATCAAACTGCAACGTATAGCTACCCTTCATTATAACGCCCTTCTCGCACGAAGGGAATTTCACGTTCTTAACGAACGCCGTGCCCTGCACGCTTCCCGCTCCTGGGAATGTCAGGGTGACGCTAATTCCCGCGTATGGTTCAGCCGATGGAATCATCGCGGTGGTGATCGGTGGAGCGGCTCCAAGCCAATTGAACTCGATCTCAATTTCGGGATTCTTCCGAAGGTCGCTTGGTCGCAATTGCTCGTAGAGCGTGGTGCCCAAATGCGTAATATCCAACGCATCGACCGAGATATTGAAATCCCCGATGCGAGTGATCTGCGTAGTAACCAAACCAGTACCCGAGATGGTTGCCCCCAAACCGGTATCCGCAACAGTCAAAGCTGCCATGTTTAAGGCTCCTTGTAATGCACCAAGAGATCAAAACTAACCAAATACCGATGCTCTTGGTTTCCATCGGTTGGAGGATCTTGCATGTACTCATCGCCGCTGTCGAAGTCGATGCCGCAAAATGTGTAGCCATCAACAACACCCCTAAACGAATCAATTCCAGTCTCTCGGATTGCCCTGCTGATCGCACTTGCCGCCGTTCGTGTTAATGCGAAGCACTCAAGCGTTATTCGTGCGTGGGCGGACTTGCCTAACCCGCTTACCATGTGATCGCGTTGCGTGGAAATGACGTAGTAAATCACTGCTGGCATCGTCGCTTTTTGTACCAAGACGTCTGGGTACATACGTTGCCCTATAAGCGTTGATACGCTTGCGTAGGAGAGCAACTTAGTACGCAACGCTTCACCAATCGCTGACATTACAGCTCCCCGCTAATGATGCCGATAGTTCTCGCTGCCGCTTCGCTCGATCCGCTGACAATGCGTAGCACCTTCACGCCCTCGAAGACGTTTGGATTGAGTGCGATGTAGCGGCTAGTTCCCACGTTAACGCTGTATTGCGTTCCCTCGTTGTAGAGGTTGTAGAAGTTGGTTCCCTGATCGGCGGATGCCTGAAACGTAAACGCCGTGCCCGTCAACGCCGAAGGGGTGACTATAGCAATCGGTACGCGTCCGCCTTGCATCGTTAACGCGGTCGAGGTCGTTCCGCTCGATGCGATGGTTACGGTATCTGTGAGTGTTATGTTCTTAGCCAAGACGTAGCTCCTTTATCTCTTTTTGCAATCTGTCGAGGAATGCCGCTTCCGCCTGCGACCTCGTTTGGTCATACGCCCGAACTGGTGCCCGTTCGTTGTTCGGGAAGTTCGCTGTTTGTGGATCCGCTCCCACGGTTGCATAGTATTGATTCCCACGCCGCGAAGTCCTCAAAACCTTCTGTCCCTTTTTCCCCCAAAGATGCCGCGTATACGACGTGCCCTTTTTGTACGGCATAACAAACTGCTGCTTGTTGCCCTTTGGGTATTGGGCACCGATCCACACGGCCACGCCGCTCTTACCTACCTTGTGGCCGATATGCTTGCGTGAATCGTTGCTGAATGCCGGATTGCCTTTGAACTTCTTGCTCCATCGCTTACGGCTTTCGCTCTCCCTCGATGATCTCGATAGAGGCTCTGTGGCTCGTGCGATAGGCTTCGCAAACTCTCCCAAGCATCGACCAAAGGGCCCATTGCGAAGCGTTAGCGGGATCGCTCCGATTGCCTTGATTAAGTCCATGTTGATTTCGATGCTGCTGCTCATTACATCACCACCGAGCAGATGAGGTCGATGTACCTTCGCAGCCCATCGACTGGGTTAATATGCGTGATGCCGTAGTTTTCGCCATCGTAAACAACCTGCATCTGTGTGTTGTATCCGCTTCGATACCTGACGCGAAAAACTGCCCTTGTCCCCGCTTCTAGTTGACGCCCTCGCATCGACTCAGTGCCGCCAGTCGGGTAGTATTCGCAAGGCTCTCCGACAACGTAATTAGACCAAGATACGACCGGCTGACCTGATGCGTCTTGCGTCTCAGTCTTTTGTTGGATTGCGCATCGCTGACGAAGTCGTCCAACGCGTAGGTCTTTAGGTCGTCCGCTCATGGGTAGCTACTCCGCATGTAACGGCGAACCAACATTTCATACGGTCGCATCGTTTGCAACGCTTCCGACATGAGCATGTCGCGATTTTCAAAGTAATGAGCCACCAGCAATTTAATAGCCGCCTTCGCCGCCTCTGGTACGCTCTGCCCGTCTTGAGAGTATCCGCACTTGTATTGGATCGTCCACGCATCCCAACGTGATGCGGTCGCTGGTAGGCTCACTTGGTACGCGAGGCGAAACTGATCGACGTGCAATTGATACAGACTGCTTGAGAGCGTCTGCAATGCGTTGTTGCCGTCGTAATACTGGATCGAAGTGATCGAGTGAATCGGTGATCGCAATAGCGTAAAGCCATCGAATAGCGAACCTACTCGCAAGCGAAGCGTTTGGTAGCAAGTGACCGTATCGGTATCATGCTCCCATTGCTCTCTAGCCGCCTGAATCAAGGCGGATAGGTGAACATCGTGCGTAGTGTCGCTACTGGCGATTTCGAGTTGTTTTTTTGCTTCGCTGAGTGTCACCGGCTCGGTTGTCGGCCCGGTCACTAGCTCTGGTATTAGCCGCATCTGCAAGCCCTCTGGCAATCATCAACTCAGCCTGTCCGATAGGCACTGCCACCAACCGATAACCGGCTGGTAGCCCTTGCCAAAATTGATTGAGGATCAAATCCATCAGATTATACCACTCGGCAAACGTCACCGTCTGCTGCACCCGTCGAGGTCGTCGGTGCAATCTTGCCACGGGACAAGACAGCCACGGATGCGATGTAGCCACCGCTGGTGCCGTCTCCAAAGGTTGCGACAACCTTCAAGAATGGCTCCTTACCGCGAAGGTCAACCTGGAATACGCAGGTCTGTCCGTCATCGGTTGCACTCGGAAGAGCGAGCGTTGCACCGCCAAGACCGCTGCCACCTGCAAAGGTCGCTCCGGTGATGTCAGCGTAAACTCCGCCGCTGGTCGAAGAGGCTTGCAACTTCAAAGCAGTCATTGCAATATCGGTTGCTCCGAGTTGCACGATGATAGTCGCGTAGTCGTAGCCTCTGGTATCAACAACATCAGCCGCAGCCGTGTTGTTATCGATCAATGCACCGGGTTTAATCGCGGTGACAAATTTGCACTGTTGTAGTGGATTCATAACGTCAGTTCCTTTCGTTGAGTGGTTCGGTTAATTACGCTGCGGCCTTGACTTGTACAATTGGCCCTGCGTTGCTTGCATCGCCGATTTCATGCACGTTGAAGTCCCAACGAGTGATCGAACGGAAAGCGGTTTGGTCAAACTCCATGTAGCGGGAAGAGTCAGCGACAACGCTAACGCCGCGTCGGAGTCCAAGTGTGGATGCCATCGACAAGTCACCGATGTAGGCCAACTTCGTTCCGCCGCTGATCGTGCTTGGCATCACTTGCGTGAACTGCACCGGGTAGCCCATAAACTGCAACACTGGGCCGCTTCCGAGGTCAACGTAGTTGTTGCCACCGGCTGCGAGTTGCAGCCGAGCCAAGACATTCCAGAAAACGGCTTTGTGAACGAACCACACTGGATTCATTCCGGCGAATTCCGGCAACTTGCCGACCGCTTCTTGGAAGACTGCGATGGTCAATCCTGCGGCGGTGTTTTGGCCTGCTGCTGCGGTCGCAACCGAACCAGCCGCAAGTACGTTGGCGAGTCCAGTGATGCCGCCGTAAGCGGTGGTGCCGTCACCGAGGAATGCGGCTTGATCGAGCTTGAGAGCGTGAGCCTGAGCCATTTCCATCGCCAAGTAATCAGCGATGGCAATAACCGCATCTTCGTTGAGTTCGTTTGATACGCGGGTCAGCGTAGCCCACTTGTGAGCGGTAAGCGAGACTTGCCCCAAAGAAGGATCGCTAGCAGTGATTTCACCTGCTTCGCCCACTGCATAGGCAGTCAAACCGCTGACGCGTCGAGGGATCGTGACGGTATCGCTTCCCATTGGGTAAGTGCGAGCGTAACGCGAAGTAACGCCGTAGGTTTCCATCAGGGAAATCACCGAGGTCTCAAACTCAGGCGGCACAAGTACGCCACCCCGCAAATCGTCATTCTCGCCCATCGCGTTCAAGACGCCGTTGTCTCGGCACCATTGACGGGCTTGCGAGTTGCCGTTCAACGCTCGGAAAAACTGACCGGCTTTGAAAGCATCGCGTTCAGCATCTGGGCCTCTGAACGCTTTCAGTTTGCCGGTTGCCCGTGCGGTTGCTGGAATGCGGAAACTGGACGCTTCAACGCTTCGAGTTTCGTTAACTTGTCGGACAGTGTTGCTTACTGCCGACTCGATGCGGATCGCTCGTTCGCGATCCTTGCTGAGATTCTCGATCTGACCGGCTTTGCCGTCAGTGCCGACGATTGCGTCAATCTCTGCTTGTTCGTCTGCAAGTAGGTCGCGGTTGTCTTGCGATGCTACGTCCTGAATGCCCTTAACCTTGGCTTGCAAGGCTTGGATCTCTTCGCCAATTTGCTTTGCGGTCTTCATTCGACTGCTCCTGTGCTGTGTGGCAGTCGATAAACCAAGATAGCGGCATGACTGCCACGGTGTTACTTAAAACATTTCCCGTGTGTCACTGCCGCTAATTAGTTGCAGAGTGTCGGCACTTCTGACCGACGCATTAAACCTAGCAAGTGCCTAACGGCTTGTCAAGCCTCCAGCGTACTGAGCCATCTTTGCTTTAAGCAAATTGACGCGGGCTTGGTCAAATGCGTTCGAGGTCTTTCGCTTCTTATTGCCGTTCTCGACTCGACCAGTTGCGAAGCCCAACTCAATCGCTTTTTCGACTTCGTACCACGACTCATTCGCCATCGCGTTCTCGATTTCGCTTTTCGATAGTTTCGCGTATTGCGAATATATGTCAGCTAGGCTTGCGTCGTAGGATTCGAGGGCGTTGATTACCTTCGCCAACTCTTCGCGGTTGCCGAATGCAAACCCCATCGCTCGATGAATCATAAGTCTTGACCCGTCAGCCATCAGTCGCTTAGAACCACCGAGGAAAATGATCGAAGCCGCCGACGCCGCTAGGCTGTCGTTGATCGTCGTAACCTCGCCTTTGTGGGATCGCAGTGCGTTGTAGATGCCGATTCCCTCGTCCGCTGCTCCACCTGGGGAGTTGATGCGGACAGTAACGGCATTTGAACCAAAGGAACGTAACGCATCGACCACGCCGCGTTGAGTAATCGGGTTTTCATCCCATCCGTCGCCAACAACGCCCGATAGCAGGATTTCGTTAAGTTCCGCCTTGATTTCAATCATTTTCCACCTCTTTTCAGGTCAAAAACCCTGTTTTCCCACGTCTTCACCTCGTTTTCGACCGCTTTTTTAAGCGATTCGCCCCCATTTTTAGCCGCTAATTCAGCCAAAATGAGCGTTGATTTTTCGCAGTGGATGCGTGCCAAGTCGCGGTCAAGTCCGATAGCTTCGATCTTATCCGCTAGTTTCGCTTGCCACTTTGGGTAGTTTTTGCCTATCCAAGCGACGAATTGCGACTTGCCGCTGGCGTTGATCGCGTTATTACCCTCTGTCTTAATCAAGTCGCGTAGCATCTGCTCTACCGCCATTGCGTTTTGTGCGTCTTCGGTCGCGTCTTCTGCGTCGTCTTCTGGCGTATCCTCGACTTCATCAACCGACTGCTCGCCGGTCGCTTCGGAGATGGCAGGGTTAATGAATTCATCGCCTCCCACGTAGGGATTCAAGTCGAGTTTCGCCCTGCATTCGTTCGGGTTCATAATGCGGGATGCGATAGCCTTGCTAAAACTTTCCATCGTGGTACGCAAGTCCGTTCGATAAAGTGCCGCCGCGTTGAACTTAAAGTAAACCTCGCCGGTTTGCTTCTCTTGTGGCGTTCGGAGCTTCATGTCGCATTGCTCCTCAAACTTCACTAGCCAACGGTCAAGGGCTTGCATGTAGGCTAGGTTCTTTTGCTCTAGCGAATTGTACGATGTAGACTCACCATCGCCCGGCATACCCTCCAAGCCGAAGAGCATACCGATATCTTGCCTCGTAAAGCGTTGCAGCTCTGCAAACTGTGCGTCATTGTTGGACATGCTCACCGCGTTAGCCTTAACGCCTTCGCGTAGCAAGCCTGCTTTCGCTGAGTTCTCTGAGCCCGATTCGACCTTGTTAAACGCGTCGATAAACTCTTTTGCGTCCTCTGCTTTGCGAAACGCTCCAGCAGGTGCTTCCAGGAAGAGTTTACCCCTAAAGCCGCGTCGCAGTTGCGTATTTGTAAACTTGGTTTGCTCAACACCCGTTGAGAACGTGATGTTAGCAATATCGAGTAATCCGATTCCCTCAACGCCATCGTAAGAGAATCCCGGCAAGTGCAAAACGTCAGCATCGGGAAAAATCAGATAGCCGTTTTTGTCAACGTCAAACCCGTCGAAGAGATCCTTTTTGCTCTGATCTTCCGGTTGCGTTACGTGCCACTTCTTGCCGTTATAGATGATCGTCCAGGTGTTCTCAGGCAACATCGGGATCAACTCAACCGGCCTGCTACCGCTGCGAATAATCGCCGCTCGACCGTTTCCACGCATTAGAGCGTGTGACAACATCTGCTCTTTAAAGGTCGTCGGGGCCTGAACCTTGTTAGGCTCTTCCCTCAATAAGATGTAGCCTGGATGCTCGGTATCGTTAACCGCTCCGTCACCTTCTCGACGTTTAACATCGATAGGCAATCGCCCAAAGTCACCCGTGAGCTTGTTATGGGCGTACCACGCCGGAGGTACTCCAAGGGCTTCGCGTACGCCGACCCTTCGACCGTTGCTGAATTGGTCTTCGCTTAGTCCCATCCATTGCAATAGTGCGGTCATCAGTGACATTCGGCATACTCCCTTTAAGTAACGTATAGACTACCCGACGAACGCTCTTTTTGCAAACTTGCGATGCGATACGCCATAACCGCCGCAACGATTGGGTCGATCTTGTCTTTGCTGTTCTTTTTATCAAACATCCATCTGTCTTGGCGGTCTTTGCAGATAATCGCATTGTTGGCGCACCAGCGAAGTAACTTCGAGTCTGAAAAGACTAGCCGCCCCTCTTGCATCAACTGTATGAAGTCGCGGATTGCCTCGTTGAAGTTGGCTTGATTCTGCGCCATTCTTGCCGCTACCGCTCCGGTCTTCTCTAGCTTCTCGCCTAACTGCTGGCCGTTGTAGGGGTCATACGCAACTGTCTGTATCTCATACGCTTCGAGTTCCTCGATCAACGCTGCTGTCAAGTCCTCAATAGGATATTCGCACTTGTGCAATC